GATGTAGTCGTCGGTGTAGCTCGGCGTCGGCAGGCCGGCAGCTCCGTAGTCGTAGGTGCTGATCGGCACGAGGACGAAGCCCTCGCCTGACCCGGTGCTGCCGCCCCCGAAGCCGATGCCGATCTCTCCCTCGACGATGACGTCGTAGTCGTACTCCACACCGTTGGCGTCGAGGATCCTCGGCAGGAGCACATCGAGCAGGGTCTGGCTCTTCGTCCAGTCAGCCCCCGGGCCGAGGTTGCCGAACTGGCCGTACACGACCGCCGCCCCGTAGGTCGGCCCACCACTGGCGACCTCCCAGACGTCGGAGTTCCACGCCACGCCGTAGTCGCGGCCATCACCCGGGTCGGCCGTCGGCCACTCGCGATGCCGCCCGTTGGCACCACCGGTCAGGCTGTGGGTGACGTCGACGATGCCTGTGCCGTACGACAGGTCGACCGAGCCGACCTTGGCATGCACGGGCTCGTCCTCGGCGATCGGCCCGATCAGGACCTGCTCGCCGTTGTTGACGAAGAAGAAGCTGTAGCCCCACAGCAACTGCGCCGGCGGGTTGGGCAGCGTCCGGGCGATCGACAGCGTCGGGGTGCTCGGCTCCTCCTCGAGCGACGCATCCCAGAGCCACAGCTTCATGCCCATGACCGACCAGCGCAGGTGAACGTTCACCGGGCCGCCATCGAAGATCGCAGCTCCGCTCGTCGAGACGGTCGCCCCGCTACCTGTGCCCTGCGTCAGCGATGTGGTCGTGCCGAGGGTGGCCTTGGGGTTGGTGGTGCTGCCGGTCGAGCCGAAGTAGACCTCCATGATCGACGCCCGGATCGGGTAGCTCATGAGCTGGAACTTCACGTCGACCGAGCCACCGGTGACGGGCTGCTCGATGCGGGCACCGTTGTCGATGGACGTGTCCACCAGCTCGACCTTGGCGACGCCGTCCTCGACTGACCACTCGACGCCCGGTGTGGGTCCGAGGACGCCCGAGCCCTGCCGCGTCACCCAGTCACCGCCCCAGCCGCTGTCGTTGGGCGACACCGGCAGGTCGAACTCGTCGGCAACCGTGGTCCCTGTGCTGTAGGCGCTCGACTCAGTGAGCGACACCTCGAAGCGGAACGGGCTGCCGGTCGTCGACTCGACCCGGAAGCCGACGCGCGGCGTGTAGTCACCGGGGTCTTCGCCGGCGTTGGAGCGCGTCGTCGAGGACAGCAGCGTGCCCGCCTCGTCGTAGATGCGGGCAGTGCTCGAGTCGCTCGTCAGATCGGCGAGGATCTCGACCGTGTACCAGACGTTCGAGAACATGCCCGGCATGCTGTCGGCCGTCGCGCCAGAGCCCGTGACCAGCGTCAGCGCCGTGGTCGCGAGGCTCGGCACGATGTAGAACTCGGCGGGCCCGTACTTGATGCGCAGGTTGCCCGCACCGAGGCCCGCAGGCACGCTCGGGAAGCGGATCTTGAAGCGCCCTGTCGAGATGGGGTTGCCGAACGCCCCGCCCGTGGCGGTACCGGCAGGGTTGTACGGCAGGACCGCCGCCCAATGTCCGTTGGTGACCTGCGCGAACGCCACGCCTGCTGACACGCCGGCGCTGTCACCGCTCGACCCGAACTGGGGCTCGTAGTACTCCACCGAGCCTGAGCCGGACAGGTCAGAGTTGTAGCTGCCGCCGAAGTAGTAATAGACGAAGCCACCGACACCCGTGGTGAACGGGATCGGGTAATCACCCGTCGCCGCGTTGCGGAACTGGTTGGTCGTCGGGCTGAGGACACCGTGCGTCTCGAGGCCGGGTCCGCTACCCGGGTCGTGGCTGTCGAAGTGAACGACCAAGCCGGCACGGTTGGTGAGCTGCACCGACGGGTTCAGCACAGCGCTGACGCGGTTGACGGTCGTGCCCGTGCTCGAGTCGTTGGTGCCCGGGAAGCTGAGCGGCAGCTCGATGTGGTCGGGGTCGCGGATCCACGACCCACCCCACTCGGTGGCCGCCGAGGCGGTCAGCGCATCCTCCGGCGAGACCGTGCTCCATGGACCGCTGCCAGACGCCGTCCTCGTGAACAGGTCGAGCGGGTAGTCGGTCGTGGTGCAGTCCTCCGGGATCGGGATCACCGGCGGCGGCCAGTCGATCTGCGGGACATCGATGCCCGGGTACGGGTACGGCGGGATCGGGTCCTCGAAGCCCCAGCGGTCGATCTCGTGGGACAGGATCAGCTCGTAGCGCACGTCGTACGGCGTCGGGAAGGTCATCGTCATCTTGCGCACCGGGATGACGTCCTCGTAGTCCCACACCGTCGAGCGGAAGCGCACCCGGTCGCCCACCACGAGGCCGTGCTCGTGGATGACGCAGCGGATCTCGTAGCGGTCCTGCTTGTGGCCTCGCCTCGAGCCCGGTGACCCGTTGATCTCCGAGTCGGTGATCTTCTCGATGGTGGCCTGCTTCCACACCGCAGCCGTGAAGAACGAGTCCTGCCACAGGCCGTGCTCGGCTACCGACGAGTCGCTGATGCGCCGGTGGAAGACCATGTGGTCGTCGCCCTTGCCTGCCCCCCACGCGAGGAAGTCGTTCACGAGCTGCGTGCCGTCAGGCAGGATGGTCGCCTCCCGGTAGCCCACCCTGTTGGCTGGCCTGCCAGCGGGGAAGAACTCGTCGGTCAGGACGAACGGCGCGTTCTCCGAGTCGACGTCGGCGTACACGAACTGGCGGCTCGGGTTGAAGCCCCACACCGCAGCCGGGATCTGGGCGATGTTGCGGACCGCCTCGCCCATGGTCATGCCGGCGTTGTACGGGTAGGTCGTCTGGGGCCCGGGGTTGATGTAGTAGACGCGCTGCAGCTCGGTCGTCAGGTCTAGGTCGTCGGCAGACAGGTCGAGGAAGTCGGCGAACAGCGTCGCCAGAGCGTCATCGTCCCACGTCAGGGCCGTGTACTTGGTGCCGTTGACGTTGGCCGGGTCGCTCTTGCGGTAGACGATCCTTCGACTGAACAGGACGTTGATGTCGACGACCGACAGACGCCATTGGCGCTGCATAGTGTCGGGGTAGTCGACCGGGAACCAGTGACGTCGAGCTGCGCGCAGCAGGTACCCCGTCCAGAGCGGGCGCGTGCCCGGCCCGAGGTCGATGGTGATCCTCGAGCCGACAGGGAACTCGGCCACCGACTGCCCGACGTCCCTGACGGTGATGAAGCCGATCTGGGCGTTGCCCGACACGGCTGTCACCAGCTCGGTCAGGTGCCACACGATGCCGTCGGTCAGCTCGCTGCCGCCCCCACCACCTCCGCCAGCGCCACCCATGACGACGCGCACGGGGGCACCAGCCGGCGGAGCGGGCGTGATGACCGGCACCGCCCACCTCTGGACGACAGGGGCGTATGCGGTCGCTGGGTTACTGATGCGCCCGAAGGTGATGTTCTGGAGCAGAGCCCCGCCCGTGACCGTCGGGGTGAACGCCACCGCCGTGCGGTTGATGGTGCCGAAGAAGAGGCCCTGCGCCAGCAGCGCCACCGACGGGGTAAAGACAGACGGCGTGTTGTCGATGAAGCCGGAGACCGGCTCGTCGACGTCGAACACGTTGATGTTGAGGACGAAGCTGCCTTCGGACGTGGCCCAGCCGGAGCCCTCGAACGGGAAGACGCACAGCCAGTACGTGCCCGGGTCGTACAGGTAGGGCGTGCCGTCAGCGTTGTAGCCGGCGCTGCCCGGATTGCCGGGGTTGTCCGGCAGGGCTGACCAGTGCCGCCCCGGCGTCTCGCCCGAGTAGGGATCCTCGGCGGTGTCGTCGCTGATGTCGAACGGAGTGTCCGAGCCGGTCGGAGCCGTCTCCTGCAGGAACATGAACAGCTCGGTGTCTTCCATGCTCGAGCCGTACGTGTTGAACGTCATCAGCGCAGGGCGATCGATCACGAGCTTGATCCACGCGCTGTAGTTGCCCCGCTGTCCGTCGTTCGTCCAGTCGTCGAAGACAGCCGGGTCGTCGGAGTCGAGGGTGTAGCTCGCCGGGAAGCCCTCGATGGTCGTGGTGCCCAGAGGCGGGTTGACCACCGTCTCGACAGCGTCCTTGTCGTCGACGAAGTCGCCGCTCGAGAATGGTGCCGAGGTGCCGCCGAAGTCGATGAACTGGGTGGCGAGGCCACCGCTCAGGGTGGGCGCGAAGGCATGAGCCGTCCTGTCCAGCAGCGGCAGGATGATCTCGACGATCGCCACCGTCGGCGGGAAGATGTTGACCGTCGAGTTGATCCGCGGCAGCGTGATGAACTTGGCCGCCGGCAGCGCCACCGTGGGCTGGAACGCGGTCGCGGTGCGGACGATCAGCCCGACCGAGATGTTCTGGGTGTACGGCGAGATCGTCGGGGCCGACGCCACCGCTGTTCGATCGATCAGCGGCAGCACGACGTCCTGATCGAGGAACTGCACCAGCGGGGCGTGGATCGTGGCGAGGTTGCCGATCCTCCCGAGGAGCACGCTCTGGCTGGCCTGCACCACCGGCGCATAGGCGAACGCCGGGTTGTTGACGAACCAGTCGAGCAGGCTCGCCACGGACGGGGCGAAGCCGACCGCCGTCTGGTCGATGCGCCCAAGGACGATGCTCGCCGTGGAGCTGACGGTCGGGGTGAATGGTGATGCCTGCTGGTTGATGAGAGCGGGTGTGTACACCACCGCGCCCGGGGTGACGACAGGGTTGAACGTCGTCGCTGGCTGGCTGATCAGGCCGAGGCTGACGAACGCGCTGATCGCTGGTGCATACGGCGTGGCGGTCTGATTGATGAGGCCCAGCACGATGCTGGCGGTGGTCGTGACCGTCGGCGTGTACGGGCTGGCGGTCTGGTTGATGTAGTCGATCGCCACGTTGCCGGCCGACGTGACCGTGGGCGTGAAGCACGTCGCGGTCTGGTTGATGAGCGCGACGCTGATGCTGGCGGTCGCCGTGACGGTGGGTGTAAAGGTCGCGGCTGTCCGGTCGATCAGCGCGACCGAGACGCTCTGAGCACCGCCACCCGGGTCGCTGGTCTGGAACGCATCGTGCTGGAACGCGTCGTACTGGAACGCGCTGTCGCCAGCAAGGTTGACCGTCGGGCCGAAGGTGGCGGCGGTCTGGCTGATGAGCCCGACTGAGACCGTCTGGGCGAAGGAGATCGTCGGCGCGAACGCGACCGCGGTCTGGTTGATCAGACCGGGGCTGACACCGCTCGACTCGTTCTGGAATGCATCAGCCTGAAAGGCGTCGCTCTGGAACGCCATGGCCGGTTACGTGATGGCTACAAGGCCGACGATGATGGCCGAGCCATTGCCGCCGTCGTACCACCCGGTCACGTGATCCTCGCCGGCGATCCCGACCCGCAGGTGGAGGCCACACAGCGAGTCGTCCGGGACAAAGAACGACGGCGATGAGGTCTCCATCGCGCTGATCGCGTTGCTCGCGTCGGACGTCGTGTACGCCATCACGAAGAGCGACCCCGGAGTCGTTGCGATCGTGAGCGGAAGCTTCCGGTTCGTGCTGGCCGTCCCGGTGAAGGACGCATCATTGCCTGCCGTCGGCGTGAGCGCGTCGCCGAGATAGACGACCGAGGCGAAGACGAAGTTGGTGCCGCCGACGTTGACCGTGATCGTCGTGCCGGTCGTACCGGTCGCCACCCCGACGTAGACCGATAGGTAGGTCGAGGTGCTGCTGTTCCAGCCCTTGACCTCGGTCCACGTGACGTTCGTGCAGCTCACGGAGGTGACGTCGTTGTTGCGCGTCCCGACGACGAGCAGGATGCGCGTCCCCGAGGACTGCGCCGGGATCGTGATCGATGCTGCATTGGTCGACGTGAAGGGATAGATGGTGAAGCCCTTCACGTCAGGATCGAGACCTTCGAACACATGGTCGTCATTCCAGTCGCCCGGCTGGACAAGGGTGGCGTCACCACCGTCCGACTTGGCGCTCTGGAAGAGATGCTTGATCCTCGTGCTCACGCTCATACCGAGTTGACCCCTAGCAGGTTGGCCTTACGACCGAGGCCATCTTCGACCGCGGCTTGCACCCGACGGGTGATCATCTCGAGATCCATCTCGCTGGAGATGGTATTGCCCGTGATGGCGACGTTCACGGTCACCCCGCCACCGCCCGGTGCCGGCATGCCGCCCGGTGCCCCGATGTTGAGCTGGTGCGGGTTCTTGAGGACCGCCACGGCCTCGCCGGCCACCTCGCCGACAGTGATGCTCGTCTCGCCGCCAGTGAAGGCCAGCAGGCCTGACGCAGCCCCGAGGCCACCACCACCGGTGTTCTTGGTGCCGCCGGTCTTGCGGGTAGCCGGCGTCTGGCCCTGCAGGACGTCGATCGCGCGCCGGACGGCGATCAGCGCGCCGGCGATCGTCCCGCCGAACTGGGCGACGTAGCTCGCCGCTGCTCCCAGACGTGAGTCGAAGGCACCCGTGGCCTCGGCGAACAGGCTCTGGGCCTTGGCCTGCACCTGAGCCTGCCGGGCAGCGAGAGCCGCGATCTGCTTCTGGGCCGCGATCTGCTCCTGCTCGACGGCGTGCTGCTGGATGAGCAGGCCGCGCTGCATCTCCAGCTCCTGCACCGCCCGTGCCGTCTGGAGATTGAAGATCTGGCCCTCGACGCCGAAGGACTGCCCGGCGATGCCGGTCTGCTGCTTGTTGATGTTGAGCTGGCGCTGAGCGTAGGCGGCCTCGACCTCAGCCTCGTGCTGCCGTGCCGCTCGCTCCTGACCGGTGATGCCCGGTGCTTGGAAGCCGGCGATCGCGACTTGGAAGTTGATCTGCCGCTGCGACATCTCGTTGGCGAGCTGCTGGCTCTGGAGGGCGAGGCGCTGGCTCTCGCGCTGGAGCATGTACTGCTCGCGCTGCAGCTCACCGAGCCTGCTGCCACCAGCCTGTCCGGCCAGACCCTTCGCGTCAGCGATCTGGCGGTTGATCATGTGGAGCTGGAAGCCGTACGCGGCGGCGCTGGCGGTCGCCTGAGCGTTCAGGACGTCGTTGTTCAGCGACGCGATCTCCTGCCCGTAGGCTTGGATCTGCTGGACGTAGCCGCCGAACTCGGCACCCTTGGCAGCGCCCAGCTCGTCGGTCACCGTCTTCTGCTGTGCCTGCACAGCCGTCAGGGCGTCGCGTGTGATGTCGCGCTGCAGACTCTGGATCCTCGTCAGCGACGCGATCGTCGGCTTGAAGCCCTGCTCGAGGCCGGCGGTCGTGCTGCCGGCGATGAACGGGTTGGCGATGGCCTGCTGCCCGAACTGGCCGGGGATGGCGACGTTGCGCTCGAACTCCCCGCGAGCCGCTGCCGCCTTCAGGCTGGCGTCGAGGCCCGGGGCCAGCGTCGCCGCGAACGTGTTCGGGTCGATCTTGTTGAGCCCGGTGACGTACGTCGCCGAGAGCTTGTTGGCCTCCTCGAGGCTGTCGACGATGTTGCCTGCCGAGTCCTTGAAGACGACGCCGACTTGGGCCATCTGGTTGATGAACCGCTCGGCCTCGTTGCGCTGGAACTTGGTCGCCTCGAGGACGGCAGCAGCGTCAGGCGACTGGTCGAACTGCCGGAAGCTCGTACCGGTGTCGCGTGCTCCGCGCTCGAGCGCCCTGTTGGCCTCGTCACGCTGGAGATCGAGAGCTGCGGTCTCCCTCTCGTTGCGGCGCGTGACGTCCGTGAACAGGTCCTGCTGGCGATTGCTGAGGCCAACGAGGCCACGGAGACCTTGCTGGACGTTCTGGCCCAGCCGGTCGATGACGCCGAACCCGGCGAAGAGCTTCTGGTCGGTGGTGGATGTCGGCTGCTGGCCGCCCCCACGCAGCTCCGACACGCTCTGGGCGAGGGTCTCGAGAGCGCCCTTGCCACCACCGAGCTGCTCGGCGAGGAACGACCCGCCGAGGAACCCCCCGAAGCCCCCGATCAGGCCCGTCGGGGCATTCGACGACGCAGCCCGGAGCAGGTCCTGCTGCTGGGCGGCCTTGGCCGCTCCGGCCTTGGCGTTGATCGATCCGCCGAGCAGGCCTCCTAGGGTCTGAACGCCAGCGCCCGACAGGCCAGCCTGCACGCCCGTGGTGGCGAGGAGGGTCGAGATCCTGCCGGCGGCCGGCAGCGCATCGGCGAGGTCCTTGGTGACGCGCTGGCTGGTGGCACCGAAGCCGGTGAGCCTGTCGACCAGCGGAGCGGCAGCCTTGGCCGCCGCGTCGAACGCACCCTGTGCGAGCTGCATGCCGAAGTTGAAGGCGATGCCGGCGGCGGTGACCGACGCGAAGTTGGCGATCGCTCCGCCTTGGCTCTTGGTGATGGCCTTGTCCCGCTTCTCCTCGACCTGCTGGGCCTGAACCAGATGGCCCTTCAGGCTCTCGATCGTCGCCGCGTATTCCTTGTTGTGCTCCGTGGCCTCGGCGATCTGGTCCGTCGATCCCTTGCCGGCCCTCGTGTGCTCCTCGATGACACGCTTGTTGGCGTTGAACATCGTCTGCGTCTCTTCGAGGGCATCGGCGAAGTAGCTGACGGCGTTGGTCGACTTGTCGACGCCCTGCGGCAACAGGCTCTGCAGCTCGCGGTTGAGGACCCGAACCTCGGCAGCCGCCTCGCGACGCTGTCGACCGCCGAAGATGTAGGCCAGACCGCCACCGGCCGCAGCTCGACCGGTGAGGCCTCGACTGGCCGCCGCAGCGACCGACAGGCGAGCCGACTCGCGGGCGGCCTCCTCGTCGAAGCCTCCGCGAGGTGCCACGGCCTCCGGGTTGGTGCGCGACAGGAAGCTCCGGCTGGCTGCGTTCAGGGCCTCCATCGAGGTGCTCGGCCGTCCCTGATTGACCTGCTGCTGACCAGCCACGTAGCGCTGGTTGTAGGCCGTCTGCGCCGCAGCTACCTGACTGTCGGGGATCTGACGTCCACGCTCGTCGATCCACGTCTTCCCGGAAGCACTCGGATGCGGGTGCGGGTGGACTGATCCACCGGCGTGTCGGGGAACGAGATGCATCAGCCGGTTGGGGATGATCCAGCCGTCCTCAGGGGCGTCCCAGACCTGTGAGCCACGCCCACCGATGTCGCGCGGGATGCCACCACCACGAGGTGCCTTGCCGGACAGCAGGCGATCCAGCAGGCCACCACCGCCCGGGAGCTGAGCCGCCACGCCGGGCGGGATGATGCCCTCACTGCGCTTCGGCACGAACAGCTCGCGACCGATCTCGCCGACGATGTAGCGCCCGACGTCTCCGAGCGCTCCTGTCAGGCCGCCGAAGGCGAAGCCCGGCAGGCGCATCTGGCCCTTGAGCCGGCGGACCCTCTGGCGCGTCAGCGGGTCGACAGCACGGCTGAAGTCACGCATCGGCTCGATGCCGGCGGTGGATCCAGCACGCCAGCCGTACTGGTTGATGCCGGTGTCCTCGCGATCTCGATCGGCGATCTGGTCCTCGATGTACTCGTCGATGTTCCTGCCCCTGAACATCCGACCGAAGGCCCGTTCCTCGGCTGGCTTGGCCCACAACCTCTTGCCGTGTGGCGTCTGGCTCGAGGACGGCATGAGGGGCATGCCGGTGAAGCGCTCGAGCCGGCTGTACATCGCCGCCGCGAGGCCCTTGCCGCGCATCGAGGGGTGCGTCCAGACGTAGTCGGGGTGAAGAGCGGCGATCGACTCGCCTGTCTGCGGTCCGAAGTCCGGCACTGCCCTCGTGGCGGAGACCATGGCATGTCCGAGGACACGGTTCCTCTGGTCGAGGGCGTAGGCCATGAGCCTCGCGCGCGAGTTGGGGTTCTTGGGGTCGCCACCCCAGCGACCGCTCTGCAGCCATTCGCTGATGGATCGATAGCGCGTCGGGATCGGGTCGGCCTCACCACGTGGGTCGAAGTACGGCCCTGCCCCCTCCAGCCCGGCGAGCAGGCGGTCCATGGGAGCGCCGCGGTGCTGCGGCTCGAAGTAGCCCATGTTGAGCTGCCCCGGGCCCGTCCAACGGTCGTGCCAGTTGGGCAGCGTGTTCTCGCCACCAGAGGTGATGAACTTCGACGGGTCCGGGAAGTCGGTCCACTCCGGGCTGAAGCGGACCTTGACGCCCCTCGGCAGCCTCCGTGACGGAGCACGGAGCTTATGCCCCGGGTCGAGCGACAGTGGGCCCGGGCCCTCGTTGTACCCGAGCATGTCCTCAGCATCGACCAGCGGATGGCCGCCCATGGTGGCGACGTCGACCATCGCGCCAGAGGTGCGTAGGCGAAGGGGTGCCTGAGGTCGCGGCCGGTGCCGCAGCCACATCTCGTGGATCTCGTTGTCGAGCCAGCTCCCGGCCTCCTTGGCGCTGAAGCCCTGCCGCATCAGGTGCTTGACGGCACGCGCCCTGAAGGCCCCGATCTGCAGGTTCGACGGGGTGTCAGTGCGGTAGATCGGATCGTCGAAGTCGTCGAGCGGGTCTTTGTCGTCGACCATGCCGCCCAGAGCGCGCAGCGGGATCTCGCGCATCCGCTTGAGGTCGAACATCGCGAGCTGGTCGTTGGCCTGACCGATCCGGCGCGCGTCGCCGCGGTGCCGGCGGACGGTGATGGGATCGAGGTGGATCTTGCCCTCGTGCAGCCACGAGCCGATGTATGGGCTGTCGGCGTTCAGCTCCTTGAAGGCGCGCATGAAGCCGCGCGGGTCGTTCTGGTCGAGCATCCGGGCCGTGCCCATGGCCGTGCCGACCGCGTAGCGACCCGCCGGCAGCACGCCACCGGGCCCGAACGAGCCGCCACCGTGGGCGATCGTCGAGCGGTACGCGTCGGCCAGCCCGCCCTTGCGGCGACCGCGCATGAGCTTCTTGAGGCCATGGAAGATGTCGCTGGCCTCCATCGCCTGCCGTGGCTCGACACCATGTCCGCTCAGGCGTCCACCTAGGAGCCCTGCCAGCTTCTTATCGGCCTCCCGCAGCGGGTTGAACATCTCGAGCATCGCGCCCTGCTTCGATCCGCCACCACGAGCGGCAGCAAGGAACAGCTCGGCGAAGTGCTCGTACGGATGAGACCGGGCGTAGTCGCTCGGATAGCCGAGTGACCGCATCGTCTGGCCGGGCCGGTAGCTCTGTTGGCTGAGGCTGCCGTGGGTGAAGTCGACGGCGTGTCCGAACTCGTGCGTCGCAACATCCCGTAGGTTCTGCGAGAGCGTCCCGAGCCCGGCGACCTCGGCCGCAGACATGTTCGCGTTCAAGAACATGTACGGGCGTCGCTTCATGCCGAGCCCGGGCCCGGCGCTCTCGTCGATCGTCACGCCCGCGACCTGCTTGCGACCGACGCCTCGGTCGTACTGCTTCTTGGTCACTCCGTGCGTGAACGCCATGAACTGGTCGTCGACCGCCCTGATCGCGTGCGGCTGGTTGCCACCGTGCATCGAGGCAGCCGTGAACGGGAACTCCTTGCCGAGCAGGTACAGGCGCTTCCCGATGGCGAGGCGCGACTTACGATCGAGCAGAGACAGGTCGACGCCGCCCGGGAAGACGCCACCGGGTCCCGTGAATGCCTGTCCACCGCGATACCGGTGGGCTCGCCACTCGTCGCTCTCTTCGTAGCCCTCAGGGTCGGCGTACTGCTCGTCTAGGTTCCGGTAGCCCCACGCCCAGCCCGGCTGCTGGCCCAGCCACCTGCTCGACCCGCCGCCACGGGCGTTGGCCTGATGCCGAGCTGTCGACTGGTGCGTGAAGCGGTTCTGGACGTTGCTGCGACAGGTGTAGCAGTAGCCCTTGACGCCGCCGCCACGGGCGTTCTTGCTCCAGACGACACCCGGGATCTCGTCCTGAGGTAGATGGAGGCGATCCTCAGGGCGACGCCACTTGTTGTAGTGGGACGTGCCCCTCCTGCCAAGGATGCTGTCGAGCAGCTCGCCCTCCGACATGAGGCTGCCAGTGAGGTGGTGCTCGCCGGGGTCACCGACCGTGCCGGAGATGCCCGGCACGCCGCCCATGCCGCGGCCCCACTGCTCGTGCTCGAGGCGGCTGATAAGACCGCGCTCCTTGGGGAACATCTTCTCGAAGCGGTCGCCGGCAAAGATCTTGTCGATCGAGTAGCCCATACCCGTTCGATCGGCTGAGGTGCCCCAGTTGACGGCGAACCGGTCGCGAATACGCCCGAGCCGCCGCATGACGCCCCCACCATCGGCGTTCTTGCTGAAGCGTCGGATGCCGACCGACCGGACGGGATCGACCATGTCCCGGATGTCGTCGGCATACAGGCGATCCTGCTCCTGCTTGACGACCGTGCCGGGTCGGTAGCCCTGCCACAGGCGCTTGCTACCGAGCAGCTCGCGGAGTAGCTGGCGCTTGGCGAAGCCGCCGCCAGCCATGTACTTCGACAGGTCCTTGCCGCCGCCGCTGCGGGTGCCGGCGCGCTCCTTCTCGAGGCCCCAGACAGCCGCCTGATACTCCGCCGGGTCCATGCCCATCTCGGCAGCGGCCTGCATGTAGGCGGCGACGATCTTCTCGCGGACCGGGCTCCTGCCGATCTGGCTGAGCTTGCCCCGGGTGGCGGTGCGCAGCGCCCAGCGGTCGAGCGTCAGGGCCGAGAAGTCACCAGCGAGGTTGCGGTAGAACTGGCTGACCTTCGGGCCGGTGGGAACGGGTCCCTTGCGGCCGTACAGGATGGCCTCGGCCTCGACGTGCGCATTCAGCCCCGGGCTGTAGGGGAACGGCTGGCCTGACGCATAGGCCTTGAAGACCTTCTCGGCCTTGGTCTTGTTGGAGCCCCACTGGGTGCCCGCCGACAGGGCTGCCGTGACACCGCGTGCGACATCCGGCTGGATGCCGTACTGCCGGGCCATCTGCTCGATCCACGCCCGGGCATTGCCGTACCACTGACGCCCGAACTGGACGTGCTCCGGTCGAAGCTCGCGTGAGGCGGCGCGCAGGTTGCCGATGAAGTCTGACTCACGCCTCGTAAGCCTCTCAGCGATCGAGCCCGCCTTGGCGTGCGGGATGACCATCCCAGCAGATCGGTCGACCCGGATCTCTGGGCCCTTCTCGCCGACCAGATACGGTCGACCAGCCCACGTCGGGCCGCCCATGGCGTGTGTCGGGATGCCGTGCTCGGCTGCGGCCTGCTGGATGGTCGCTCGAGCCCGTCCCGGGGTCGCGCCGGTCATGGCCGACAGGACCGCGGCGAAGGCCGTCAGCGAGCCAGCGTCAGGCTTGACCCGGATGGGCACCTCGCCGATGCCGGCAGCGATCTCCGAGCGCATCGTGGCGTACGGGACGCGCCCGAGCTTGATCGGGACCGAGACCGCCTCGCCACCGGCGCTGAGCTGCCGGAGCTGGGCGTTGATCTCGGTACGGAGCTGGCGAACGGAGCCAGCCGAGACCTGAAACTTCGGGCTGACGACCGTCTCGACGCCGATCGCGCCCGCCTGCCCGCCGCCCGCAGGACGGACACCAGCCACCGCCGAGGGACCGCCCACCGCTGCCCTGTTGGCACGCGTGGTGACCCCGATCTCGATGTTGCCGGCTGTGCGCCTGAGCCCCTCGAGGTCTGCCTTGGCCCGCGCGATGCCGGACGACCATCCGGTCGTATCGAGCGTCAGGCCAAGGGCGATGCCACCGACGTCCTGTTCGGCCATGTCACCGTTCTGGTCTGGGCGTCGGAGCCGCCGGGCCGTTCATCGGCGGGTACGATCGAGCGCAGTCTACCTCAGCCGCCAAGCCTGCTTTCGGATCCGAGCTGGCGTGATCGGTGGTTCATCGAACGAGCCGAACGGCTGCTGGTAGCGCTCCTGCCCCGGCATGCCGCCCCACTTGGCGACGTAGTAGTCCCGGTTGGCCTCGAACGTCTTGTGGTTCTGGTCCCGGTAGCTCTCGTCACCGAAGATCGTGGCGCTGCCCTCGTGCTTCGCGCCATTCATCAGGTGAACGGCCTCCAAGCCGTCGAGGTGGCACCGATACCCGTAATCGTTGTCCTCGAAGTAGGCCGGATGAAAGTTCTCGTCGAAGTAGCCGACTCGCTCGAGGGTCTCACGGTTCAGGGCGAATGAGCTGTAGCCGTTGATGTGGACCGTGCGGGGCCTGACGAAGTTGGTCATCTCGTCGACGAGCATCTGCAGGTCGCCCGGCGTGTACTCCATGTCGAAGCCCGAGATGAACCACCACGGGGCATCTGGCGTCACCTTCATGCCGAGGTTCCAGCTCGCCGCCACGCCGAGGTTGTGGCCCGGCTCGATGATGCGCACGTCGTTGGCGAAGGCGTAGGTGGTCAGCAAGTCACCGACGACGTTGCCGTTGTCGATGATGACCAGTGTGCCGGGTTGGACATCTACCGAATGCAGCATCTTGTCTAGAAGCTCGAGTCGGTTGAGGATCGGCACGATCAGGACGGGGATCATCCGATCAGGGGCCTCTGACCCCAGTCGGCCTTGTACTTCCGATACCACTGGTTCTCGAGGACCATGTTGTGCCGGCCGAAGCGGTCCTCGAAGCGGGCAGGGTTGCCGTCGTGGAAGCCCATGTCGATGACCGCCACGCCGTCAGGCCCGACCAGCTCCCAGTACAGCCTGCTGAAGGTGTGCTCCCAGTGCGCCGACTCCTTCTTCGACGTCACTACCGGGATGTCCATCGTCTCGAGCACAGAGCGCTTCCACTTGCCGGCGTAGTGGAAGAAGGTCGGGCCCAGAGCGACCGATCGGGGCTCGTTCATGACCACCCCGATGAAGCTCTTGTCGAGGACCTCGAAGGTGTCCTGCAGGAACAGGAACTCGTCCCAGTCGGTCTGCTCGAGGGCCGCCACAAACGCACCCAGCTCGTAGCGGTCCTCGAGGTTGACAGCGTACTTCCAGCCCATCGTGTGGCAGATGCGCTGGACCTCCTCGAGATACTCGACAGGGGACATCCTCGAGCCCGACACCACGACCATGACCGGCCAGCCGGTGCCGGCCAGCGAGTTGAGGAGCTGGATCAGGAACGGCCAGTTGCGCCAGTACGCCCCGACGACGATGCCGCGCTTCACGATGCGTCGAGCCTGCGGCGGATCTCGGTCGAGCTGATGCCCTTGGTGTAGGGCACGTAGCGGATCTTGATGTCGTGGCTGTCGAGCCACGCCTTGGTCACGCTGAGCTGCGACATGTAGTCGCGATCAGCCCAGTCGTCGCCGACCACGATGACCTCGGGCTTGGCGCGCTCGATGGCTGGCTTCGAGTCAGCTCCACCGACGTTGGGGATAACCCAATCGACGTACATGCATGCCTCGAGGACCGCCTCACGCTCCTCGTAGGGCATGATCGGAGGGCGGCCCTTGTAGGCCTCGATGAACTCGTCTGTGTTGAGCGACACGATGACCGGCCCACCGCTGGCGATCTCGTAGCACTTCTTCAGAAGGTTGATGTGCCCGCGGTGGAACAGGTCGAACGTGCCGCCCGTGTAGACCCTCTTCATGCTCAGTACTCGTAGTGCTCCACGGTGATGCCCGGTGCGATTTCCTGAGGTTCTTCCGCTGGCTGGTCCGTCAGGACGCCTTGGATCTTCAGGTATTCGCGCCGAACGGCCATGAAGTAGTGGAACGGCCAAGCCCAGATCTCGTGGGGCTTACCGAGCCCGGCCATGGACATCCGGACGACCAGCTCTCTGGTCGTCATCGGCCGGCTTTTGGGGCCTCCTCGTCGTCATCCTTCTTGACCGGGCGCAGCTCGTCAGGCTCGTTGCCGTAGTGCAGCTCGTTGACGGCGCGGTTGAGGGCGACCGTCAGGCGAGTGCCGAGCTTGGTCACCTCGATCTTCGGCTCGGTCAGGCAAGCCTTGAGCATCAGCCTGCTCTGGAGGTTCTGGTCGAGCATGTCGACGTCGTTGGATACACCCGTGTCAGGGTCGGTCACCTTCTCCTTGTGGGTGGCCTTCTTGACGATGTCGTCGTACTCGCCGATCGGCAGCTCGCGGATGACGTAGACCTCACCACGGAACCCCAGCTTCTTCCAAGCCAGACCGTCGGTGAAGCCCTCGAGGACGTTCTCGATGTCCGTCGTGGCCTCTGGTTCCTTGGCTACGTTTCTTGCCGGCATGGGCGCACTCTCTCCATCACGAGTTTCCGGCCATTCAGCGCCGTTCGCTGCCCGGGCCCTTCTACCAGCTCGATGACGTACGACTGCCCTCGACCGGCCTGAATGATCACGCGCTTCTCATAGTCGGCATCGCCGAAGAGAGCCTCGTTGACGAAACGGAGATCCGCAGTGAGGTCGTAGTAGTCGGCCTCTGGGTCGCGGCTGTTCTGGCTGATGTTCCCTCGGCGGGTGAGCGTCCACGTCGACATCTCACCGATGACCGCCCCGAGATCGGGGATTTCGATCCTGCCTTGGAAGCCGTTCATCCTGCCGTAGAGACCCGGCACACAACCCTCCTGCGACCGCCATTCGGTCGTACGCCCGGCAGGCTATCACACGCCGGACATGAAGAAACGGGGCCCTCCCGAAGGAGAGCCCCGCAGGTCTCGGGAACCCCGTTGATCTTACGGGGTCAGCGAGCCGTTGTTGAACACGGTCCAGTTGCCCGACGCCCGGAAGTTGCCGGTCGCCTTGATCGAGTCGGTGTTCGACGCGGTGATCGACGCGTCGAGGAAGCCCGGCCCGTAGGCGAGAAGCAGAACCTCACCCGTGCGGTCATCGCCGTACAGGTAGATCGGGATGTCGTCGAGGTCCGCAGCGTTCACGCCGATGTCACCCGACACATCGAGATGACCGGCGTACGTCCCGGAGATGTCCTTGAGCCCCACGAGGTAGACCTTGTTGAGGTCACCGAACGCGGTCGCATCGACGAAGTCGCGCGACAGGTTCAGCGTCCACTCGGTCTTGACGGCGACCTTCTGCCCGGTGCCCTTCGGCCCGTTGATGTAGATCGCGCCGTTCTTGCCGTGGAGGCGAGTGCCTGCACCTGCTGGCATGCGTTTCTCCTAACCGCCCGGGAGCACCCACGCGCCCCTAGGGTCGGCAGGGGTTGGTCACGAGACCTCCATCAGGTCCCGACTTGATGCGTCCAGATCTCGACCGTATGGCCTATCCGGACGAAGTACGCACCTGTGTCGTCACGGTCGGGTCCGTTGTCCGGCCGTGGTCCCACCACAGTGCAGTTGTAGACCGTCTGCCCATCGACGAGTGAGTCCATCTCAGTTTCTGCATCGTTGTACAGAGCATCGACGAGCTGGCCGAGGTTCTCGGCCTCGACCGGGTTCGACGCGTAGATCGTCAGGTCGTACAGCGCCCTGATCTCGCGCATCTGGCCCCCGTTGGAGCCCCAATCGCGCGTGAACGGAGCGTCGACCTCATCCCACACCATGAAGGGATAGGCGATCTTCCGCGGGGCCAGACTCTGATGGATACCGCCCACTAGAGCGGCATTCAGAGCCCCGCCATTGCCCGTGCGCGCCCGGCGGACGATCGCACGCTTGATGGGCGCTGAGTCGGTGAATGTCGCCATCCGCCTTACCTCGCCCGGGTGTGGATCACGACTTCCATCCGCCCACGGAACAGCGGTTTGGTAGCCGCCGCAACACTCCGCCCGATGTCTCGAGCGATCGGGGTGCGGTTCCGATGCCCCGCCGGCCGCAAGTACGGATGGGCGGGGTTATGTCGTGTGCCAAGCTCCTGATACTTGGCGTAGGGCGTCGGTGAGAGCACCTTGCCGGTGATCATCCGACCGGTCACGGTGACGGGCGTGGCGTGGATCTCCGACCGCAGCCGACCACCCACGCTGCCAGCGTGCTCTGCCCGCAGGCTCCTGATCTCGTACTTGCCTCGTCTGTCGAGATCGTCGAAGTCGACGGGCCCCTGATAGCGCTCGATGTTCAGCAGCCGCCTGCCGGTGTAGCGGTCGGTCGGGGCCTTCAGCCGACGGTCCCGGAGGTGCTGTGGAGCCCTCCTCGCGACCGTCAGCGGCGGCTCGACGTAGGTGTTCTCCGGCCCGAGCCCGAGCGACTTGCGCAGGTCCCTGTCGCCACGGATCTCGGCGGCCGTCTTGAGCCGGACCCGGTATGGCTTCTCGTACTGGCCGAAGACCTTGCGGACAGGGGCCAGCTCCTTGGCCGTGGCGGTGATCCTCGCGAGACCGCGCTCGACTCCCAGCGTTGCCGCTTGGAGCCCGCGCTGCTCGATCTCAGCCCACGGGATCATTCACGCCGCCTGACGTGCGTCTTGAGCCACTCAGGCCACGTATCGTCGCTGTTCGTGTCGATGACGAGGTATTCCTCGCCGGTATCGACCCTCCGGGCGATGTCCTGAGGCCGTACGTCGGTCCCCACCGGGAGCCGAAGGATGTGCAGGTCGACGTCAGAGAGCTGTGCCTGACCGACCGACAGCTCGGACACGAGCCTCGACACCAGCCAGCCATCGACCTGCGTCTCGGACATCGACTGGTAGACGGGGTCGGGCTCCGTCAGCATGTCGTCGCCGTAGTCGTAGTTCGGATCGTAGTCAGGGTGGCTGACGGTGATGACCGTGGCGCGGCTGATGATGAACGGGGTGGTCATGCCCGACTCACCCAGCTCCCTGATGGCGGCGATCTCCGACGGATCGAGCAGGGTCATGCCATCCACATGACTCTGTGGCCGTCGAGCAGCAGCGCTGCCTCGGGGATGGCCTTGTCGAGCAGGCCGCCGGCCTCACGGTTCGTCATCCCGCGATCGATCGAGATCTCGCCGACCTTGACCCTCTGGACGCCGCCCGTCAGGCCTCGCGAGCGGGCCTTGGCCGCTCCGTGGAGGTGCTCCATGATCAGGCCCACCGCGGACGGCACGTTGCGGTCCAGCGAGTGGCTGTAGGTCGCCCTGACGGTCCCCGTCGTGTCTGCGGCGAAGGTGATGCGACCGATGTCCTCGTCGACCGTGTAGTCGCCCGGGTCCGCCGTGGTCCCGTCGACGGTCACCGTCACCTCGTGGTCGACGTCGACGATCCAGTAGCCGTTGCCGGCTTGGAAGATGCGCTTCTCGGTGTTGGTGATCGGGTACAGGCGCTCGAGCGTCTCGGTGATGACGCGCCCGTAGCTGTAGCTGATCTGTGCCAGCGGGTCAGCCAGACCACCGATCGGCACCACCCAGCCCGTCACGCCGAACAGGCCGGAGTTGGACGCGATGGCGAGGGACGTGACCTCGACCCAGCGCTCGGTGTGGTTGACGACCAGCGAGTTGGTGGGGATCGACGCAGAGGCTCCGGCTGCTACCAGCAGCTTCAGGCTGGAGACCTCGCGGATCGGCTGGTTGAACGTGAAGATGCGCTTGGTGCCCATCTCCCAGACGTAGTGCGGGTAGGGCCAGTTGTGCTCCTCGTCGACGACCGTCCCACCCCGGAGCGAGCCGGGCTCGGGGGTCATGGCGAGGTTGCAGTAGGCGTCAGCGATGGCGGATGCATCAGCGATGATGTCCGCCAGCTCGAGATCGGAATAGGCCGTGAACAGCGACCCAGCCCGCATCGTGCGGACACGCTCAGGCGTCAGGTACGGCTGCACTAGGACCTCCGAGAGATGACGGCCGGCGGGACCACTGGGAGCCCCGCCGACCTAGGATCCGGCGACAGGTGCCTAGGCGACCTTCACGCGGATCTTGTTGCTCCATGTGGGGGCCTGCACCGCAAGCCCGCCCATGAAGAAGATGATGAACAGGTGCGTGAGCTGACCGGACACGCCGATCGGGATCTCGAGGACGGTCGGGCTCGAGGAACCGAGGTACGGGACCGCCATCGCGCTCTCGTCGAGCACGTAGAGGTCACGAACCGTGTTCCCGGAGTAGGTCCCGGTCGCCACGTAGCTCGAGATCGCCCCACCCGGAACGTTCATGAACGTCAGCGGGCCGTTCAGTGTCTCCACCGAGTTGGCCCGGACGCCGACCGTGACGCTGCCGCCATCGGTCCGGACGATCCGGATCTTGTCGTCCTGCTGCTCGTCGAACGTGACCAGCTCGGTCGGTGCGCCGAGGATGATCGACGGATTGCCGCCGGCCTCGGTGATCGGGAGCACAGCCGCGTCGACGGCACGCCGGATCGAGCCCGTCGTGTCGGGGTTGGTCGCCGGGTCGACGTTGATCGCCGAAGCGGTGTTGAGGATCTTCCTCAGACCGTCGAACGAGTCGTCGTCGTAGGGACCAGCCTCGTTGTTCAACGTGCCGGCCGGGTCGCTCCAGTTGCCCATCAGGATGGTCTTCTGGAAGCGCGAGGCCATGGCCCGCATGCCTGCCTGCAGCTCGAGCCGCTCCGGGTTCCACCCGCCGCCGCCCTGCAGGACCGCGAACTGCGACTTGAGCGAGACACCGCGCCGGGTGGCGAGGATACCGACGTTCGTGATCTGGCGAACGTAGGTGCCCCGGTCATCCGTGACGGTGTCCAGCTCGCCGATCCAGTCGGCGTCGCCGTACGAGGTCATCTGGTTGTAGGCGTGGACGAGACCGTTGGCCGGGATGCGGTCGATCCGATCGAACAGCGGGAAGCGCCGCACGAACAGCTCGTAGAGCACCGGCTCGAGGTCCTGCCGGATCAGCGCCGAGGCCGTGCCCGAGTCGATCGCCTTGGCGACGTCCGGGGCGACTTCCTCGCCGATCTTGTCGAACTGCTGGTTGAGGGACGTGCCCCCTCGGCTGAGCCACTCGAGGAGGGGCACGCCGGTATCCTGCCGCGAAGCCTGCTTCGCGAACAGTACGTTCAGCTCACGGTCCGTCTTGCCCTTGAGGGCAGCGCGGATCGTCTCAAGCTCGTCCTCTGACTGGAGGCGCGAGCGGATGGCCTGACCGACCTTGTCGTCGCCCAGTCCGTCCCCGACACCCTTGACGGTGGTCGGAGCGGCGGTCGACGGCGAGTCGTTCAGAGCCTCGAGAGCACCGCTGACCTGCTCGAAGGTCTCGTTGACCGACTTGAGCAGCTCAGCGATCTCGGGGGAAGGCATCGTGTTACCCCTTGTCGCTGGTGAGCATCTTCCTGACATCCGCGTCGTACAGGTCGTCGCGGAAGGCCACGAAGTCCTCCGAGACGTCGGAGTAGACCGCACGGCGGCCGACCGGCATCTCTGAGATCTTCTTGATGATCTCCTGCGTCCCCTTCAGGGCCTTGTTGGCGATCACGATGGCAGCGTCACGCTCCTCGCGGAGGGTGTCGTTCTCTGCTCGTGAGGCATCCAACTGAGCCTTCAGAGAAAGGACGAGGCGGTCGCCGACCTCTAGAGCCGACTTGATAGCCAGCTCGTCAGGATCACCGGACTTCGTCGTTCCAGAACCGTTCGCGTTCTCAGGAGCGTCGTCATCGCCCTGCGCGGATTGGTCCTTGGGCTTCGACCTGCCCGTATCGACCTCGACTGTCTTGTCACCGTCCCATACGGTGACGCGTGTCTTCACGTTGTCGGAGAGGGACTGCCCATCGACGGGAACGTCGGTGTGCTCCTCTTCCTCGGTTGCTTCGTCATCCGAGGCCTGATCGTTTACCTCGGGCTGGGTGTGCTCTTCGGAGGCGTCGTCCTCCATCGGGACGCCCTCTTCCCCGAGCTTCTTCTCGTCGTCGTCGAGCGGGACCAACTCGTCCTCGTCGACCTGATCGACGACTTGGACGCCCTCGGCCTCCATCAGCTCGGCCAGAGCACCGCGCTGCTTCTGGATCTGGACCGGCAGGTCGTTGGCCTCGGCGATGCCCTTGGCGAGCGACTTGACGGCGTAGTCGACCCAGCTCCTCGGGTTGGCCGGGATCGACACGAGGCTGGTCTCGACGAGATCGATGTCGTCGACGATGTAGCGACCGCCCTTCGACTTGTCGAACTTGGCCCCGCCCTCCGGGATCATCGCGCCGATGGACAGCCCGAGCTTGGTCGGGATCGAGTCCTCAGCCGGCTCCATCATCTCGAACGCCTTGACGGCCTCGGGGTTCTTCTTCTGGACGACGATGCCCATGCGCAGGTCGTAGATCTCCTCGCCCGTGCGCTCGTCGGTCAGGCCGGAGCGCTCCAGCCGAACGCGCTCGACGGTGCCGAAGATGTCGTTGAGGTCGTACTTGTGGTTCATGAAGATGGTCAGGCCCTTGGCCGAGGCGGCCATCTTCTCGAGCCCCTTTCGGGTGATCTGGTCGCCGTGATGGTCACGAACCGTCGAAGACGCCACGCCCTCGATGCGGAGCTTCCCGTCCGAACTTCGGGACGCCGTCATCGTCGGCGCGAAGATCTTGAACACGTTCATCGACTCGGAACCTCCGGTTAGGGCCTTCTTGGGCTCATTGGCATAGAGCGCACGTAGGTGCGCCTTGGCCTTGTCTTCGGTGGGATGACAGCCGACGGTCGAGCCGTCGGACTCCTTGACGACTGCGTACGCGCAGTCACCCTTATTGCGCTCGATCCGCCACGGCATCACTGCCTCCCGGCGGAGAGCCGCTAGGCCTTCGCCAGCTCCTGTTCGATCACAGCGTTGAAGCGCTGTGCCGACGTGTCCCAGTCGAACTTGGCTGCCTGCTTGATGGCCCCGTCAGCGAACGCCGCTCGATGCTCCTCGGCCCGTAGCCCGGTCAGCATCTCGTACCAGATGCGCAGCTCCTGAGCCATCTCGAGCGGGTCCGACAGGATCCAGTCGACCCCGTACGGATTGGTCATCTCGGCTCGCCCTTCGATGACCGCCCCACCGTCCCCGACGACCTCCGGGATGGAGCTGTTGTCAGGGGCGAGGACCGGCACCCCGCAGGCGAGGCTCTCGAGGATGTTCAATCCCCAGCCCTCACCTCTGGAGTTGTTCAGTGTCATATCGAAGCAGTTGACCAGCTCGACCACCTGCTCGACGGGCCAGTCGACCTCGTTGGTGACCATGAACTTGCCCATCCCGCGAGAGATGAGCGTCTGCAGGTTCACCCCGATCGAGGTCTCGACGAGCTTGGTGTGGAACAGGGCGACGGTCTTGTCCTCCGGCAACCAGCCGTTCTCCAAGGCCATGTTGATGGTCTTCCACGTGGACGCGAAGTCCTTACGGCGCGAGTTGCTGTCGACCCTGCCGATGACAAACGCATCGGGCTCGATGCCGAGCCTCGCTCGTACCGTCAGGCGCTCCGCCCTCGACAGTGGACGCCAGACCGGGTCCACACCGTGGGGGATGGCCTCGTCTGGATCCATCTCGAACTGCTCTGCGCCGAAGCGCGAGTAGGGCACCACCCGAACGAGCTTCTTGAGCTGCATCCACTGCGGTGGCATGCCGTATCCGTCGATCGGCATGTAGCTGATGATCGGCTGTCGCTGGAGGACCTTCTTCTCCGGGTCGAAGCGGTTGTCCATGAACCGCCGCCAGACCATCGGAGGGTCCTCGACCGTGAGGACGATGTCCGGCTTCAGGAACTCGACCAGCTCGAGCGTCCTGTCCAGACCCAGATACAGCCGTGCCGGACCTGCCTCGGCTCTGTAGAGCTGGAGCGGACCCGGCACCGGGTACTTGGCATCCCAGCCGACGGCGAGAACGTGGATGTCGTGGCCCATGGCCGCGAGCCGTTCGCCGAGGGCGTGAGTGACGGTAGCAAAGCCGGTCGCACGTCCGGCATCTGAGACCCAGAGGATGCGCGCCATTCGTCTCCAGAGGGGACAGCAAAGCTCAGGTGGCTAACCCCGTCCGTTCGGGGGCGGGGCCCCGAAGGGCCCCTCCTGAGCGCTATGAAGTTGGCGGGAGAGTATCAGGCTACGACGTGACCGTGAAGGTCATCGGCGCAGAAAGGACGCTGTCGCCGTCGTCGTCGCCTCCGACGATGATGACGTCAGCTTCGTAGTCGTCCGCCGCGAGGACCACGGGGCCCCAGCGATACGGACCGGTCTGCTGCGACGCATCCACGAGCGAGGCCGTCTCCGACCCACCGATCCCGGTGAAGTTCGCGGTCGTGGTCATGTTCCGCCCGGAGTACTTGCCACCGAGCAGGATGGTCATGGCCGGCCCGCTCTTGGTCGCGGTGACCTCGAGCCCGTCGAGAGCAGCCTCGAGGGCCGCCTCCACGGCTGCCGTGGTCGGGTACGTGTAGGACGGGTCGGAGGCGTAGTAGATCGGGTCGGTCGCGTTGGCGTCCTCGCCGTACTCGTAGACCTCCATCGTGAACGTCCCGGAGGTACCACCCATGATCGACAGCGTGAAGCGGTCGGATCCGGTGCCCTCAGGGGCGTCCTCGATGCCGAAGACCGGCGATCGCTGCTCCTCGTCACCATCAGCGGTGACGACGATGGCGAGCTTCTCGTCGGACGAGCCTGTCGCGGTGAAGTACAGGGCATCACCCGCGGAGGCCGACGTCGGCTCGCGGGTAAGCTCGATCGCCATCTATCAGCTCCCCTTCGTTGCGCGAGCTTCGGGCGTGTCCGCGGTGGCTGCCTTCAGCTCCTTGGACTCGACCGGCTTGGTATCGGTCTCGGGCGGAGGCGGCATGTCCTCGCCGGCCGACTTGGCCGTCGTGCGTGCGACCTGCTCTTCCTGCAGGGCCGCTCGCTCGGGCTCGCTCGAGGCGGGACCCGTGGGCTGCTCGCCGCGCTTCTCGGCCTTCTCGAGCGACTGCTCGCGAGGAGTCTTGCCCGACTTCTTGCCGGTCCGGCTCGGCGCTCGCACGCCGTAGACCTGATCCGACTTGTTGTCGAGATCGTAGTCCGGGACGATCGAGAAGTTCTCCTGCGCCAGCACGCCGTCGTCCATGTCGACGACCACCGCGACGTAGTCGCCGGCGTTCATCCGCAGGGGACCGAAGTCCTTGTAGCCGAGGTACGAGATCTCGCCCTTGGTCTTGCCGGTCTGGCGGTCGATCTCCTCGACCCGGACCTTGTTCTTGGTCCCGAAGCGCTCCGACTCGGCGACGCGGCCGAGCTTGGGGTCGTCGGGAGCGGGCGGATCCTCGAAGATCATGATGAAACCATCGTCGATCTCACCGAGGGCCCGGACTTGGATGGTCATCTTGCGCTGCTCGACGGGCGGCTGGAGTCGCAGGAAGACCTTGTCGGTCCGACCCTTGACTGCATCGGGGGCCACCCACTCGGCGGCTCGCTCGTCTGCCTCGGCAGCGGCCTTGAGCTGCGCCCGGAGACGCTCCTGCTCGCGCTCTGCCACGTCCTGACGGGATGCGGTGCCGAGCGGGTCGGACACTGCGTGCCGGCGCTCGAGCCTGTTGGCGAACTTGATGTCGCGAGCTGCCAGACGCGTGAGCGCCGTGAGGGCGTCATCGCGGAGCTTCTCGAGATGCTCGACGTCGGCGTTCGTCTGGCCGACGGGCTCCTTGGCCGCCATCGGGGCGGGCTTCGTGAGCTTGTCGATGTCATCCGGATCGGGAACAGCGCCCACAGCTACAGGCACTGACTTGGTCTCGGCCACCTACGTGCCTCCTTGTCACAGCATGAATGGTGGTCGCCGTCCGACCTCGTAGCCGCGAAGATACAGCGCCCGTAGCGCCGGCGTCTACGTCATGAGCACCAGATCGTCATCTGAAAGGCCTACCAGAACCTCGTCATCGGACCTCTCGACCTCGGGCTCGAACGTGTGCGGGTTGACAACGATGGTGGCAAGCCCGAGCGTTTGCAGCACCGGAGCAGGCCGCGGAGCACGTGATGGTGTCGTCCGAGCCGTCCTCCCCGGCTCCGTCGGCCCTCCGGTAACGATGATGATTTCGGCACCGTCGCCCCGGCTCGGGAACGCCACCAGCGGCGTGAACGCGAAGGCGATCCGATTGATGGTCGGAAGCTCGATGTCCTGCGTCGTCGGGACCGTGACGGTCGGCGTGAAGGCCTGAGCGGTACGATCGATCCGCCCGACGGACACGGCGTTCTGGGTCGTGATCGTCGGGCCATACGCCACACCCGTCTGGTCGATCCGACCGACCGTGATGGCGTAGGTCGCCGAGACGGACGGTGCGTGGGCGACGGCTGTCCGGTCGATGAGCGGCAGCAACACCGCCACCTGACCCGTGGTGATGGTCGGGGCGAATGCCTGAGCCTGAGCCTCGATCCTGTCGAGGAAGACGTTGGTCTGGGCGGCGGTGCTCGGCGCGAAGGTCGTGGCCGGCTGGTTGATGCGCGCCAGATCGATGGTGTAGGTCGCCGCGATCGTCGGGGCGAACGTCTGGGCTGTCTGGTCGATCAGGTCGAGGGAGACGTCCTGTGTCGTGCCGAACGCCTCGACCGTGGGTGCGTAGGCGACTGCCGTCTGGTCGAGGAAGTCGAGCGCGACCGTGCCTGCGGAGGTGACGGAGGGCTCGTAGGCCACCGCCGTCTGGTCGATCAGGGCGACCGTGACGTAGGCGACCGAGGTGACCGTCGGGGCGTATGCGACAGCCGTCTGGTCGATGAGCGCGACCGAGATCGTCGCCAGCGACGTGACCGACGGCGTGTACGTGTCGGCCGTCTGGTTGATCCGACCGACGGTGACGAACTGCTGCTGCGTCGAGGACGGCGCGAAGGTCTGGGCCGTCTGGTTGATGAGCGGCACGTAGACCGTCAGCGACAGGCTCGGCGCGAACGTTGCGGCGGTCTGGTCGATGCGGTTGACCGAGATGCTCGCCGTCGTCGAGACTGTCGGAGCGAAGGCAGATGCCGTCCGGTCGATCAGGTTGACGTAGAGCGTTAGCGACACGCTCGGCGCACTGGCCGTGGCGGTCTGGTTGATCAGACCGAGGCTGACGTTGACCACCCCTGTCGTGACCGTGGGCGTGAACGTGGCAGCGGTCTGGTTGATGATCCCGACCGAGGCGGTGACGGCCCCTGTCGTGATGGTCGGAGCGAAGGTCGCAGCCGTCTGGTTGATGAGGCCGACGGAGATCGCGTTGGCGGTTGTGATCGTCGGGGTGCTGGCAGTCGCCGTCCGGTTGATCAGCGCGACGCTGATGCTGTTCGCCGTCGTGATCGTCGGGGCGCTGGCTGTCGCGGTCTGGTTGATCAGGCCCAGCGAGACGTTGACGACGCCCGTGGTGATGGTCGGAGCGAACGGGGTGGCCGTCTGGTTGATCAGGGCCACCGAGATGGTGTTCGCCGTGGTGACCGTCGGGGTCGACGCCGTGGCGGTGCGGTTGATCAGGCCGACCGAGATCGTCGCAAGGCTGGTGACCGTCGGGGTGAATGTCGCGGCTGTCTGGTTGATGAGCCCCACGGACGCGCTGACGGCACCCGTGGTGATCGTCGGGGCAGTGGCCGTGGCTGTCTGGTTGATCAGCCCGACGGAGATCGTCGCCAGAGACGTGACGGTCGGAGTGAAAGTGGCTGCGGTCTGGTTGATCAGCGCGACCGAGAACGCCCTGCCCACGGTGGGGGTGAACGTCGACGCCGGGTTCGACAGGAGCGCGATGGTCAGGTTGCGGACCGACGTAACGGTCGGCGTGAAGGTTGCTGCTGTCTGGTTGATCAGGCCCAGAGAGACGTTGACTGCGCCTGTCGTGATCGTCGGGTTGAACGTCGCTGCCGTCTGGTTCAGCAGGGCGATGGTCAGGTTGCGGACGCTCGTGACCGTCGGCGTGAACGTGGCAGCCGTCTGGGTGATGATCCCGACGCTGATGCTGTAGGTCGTGGTGACCGTCGGGGTGAAGGTCGCCGCCGTTTGATTGATGAGCCCGACGGAGACCGGAGCTGCGCCCGGGGTGACGGTCGGGGCGAACGTAGCTGCCGTGTTCGACAGCAGCGCGATGGTCAGGTTCCTGACGCTGGTGACGGTCGGCGTGAACGTCACTGCCGTTCGGTCGATGAGACCAACGGAGATCGTCGCGAGGCTGGTAACGGTCGGCGTGAACGTCGCCGCCGTCTGCGACAGCAACGCGATGGTCAGGTTCCTGACCGATGTCACCGTCGGGGTGAAGGTCGACGCGGTCTGGGTGATGAGCCCGACGCTGACGGTCGCTAGCGAGGTGACGGTGGGCGTGAACGTCGCCGCCGTCTGGGTGAGCAGGCCGAGCGTTACGGTCTGGGGGCCCGTGCTGGCGACGAACTCCTCGGTGACGCGGACGTTGCCCGCCTCGTCGACGCGGGTGTCGCCAGCCTCGGTGACACGGGTGCCCTCTGTGACCGTGTCCGGGAAGTCGGCCTCGACGACGACGGCGTCCCAGTACGGCAGCGAGGCGACGTTGGTCGAGTACCCGAAGCGGACCTCGAGTTCGCGGAGCGCCTGCAGCGTCCAGTAGCCGCCCGCGGGCTTCTCGAGGTGGTTCCGGTAGATGTTCGTGACGCCGGTGTTGCTGATGTCGGTCAGCCCGTCGCCGCCGGATCCCGCGTCGTTGATGGCGATGACCCCGCCCGAGTCGACGAGCTTCCAGCCGACCGTGTTGGCAGTCGTGCCAGAGGCATGCATACCAAGCGCGACGGCCAGCGCATCCGGGTCGTACAGCGGGATCGGATCAGAGACCCGCACGTAGTCGAACGACGCCAGAACCGGGCCATTGGAGATGTCGCCGGTGAATAGGACCATCCCGGCCCCGCCCGCGGGCTGCAGGGCCGACGTCGTGTCGGTCTGCACGACATCCCAGCCGGGCGGCTCCGGGTGGTCGTCACGCCAGACCTTGAAGCGCAGGCGGCTCGTGGTGCCGTCGCCGGTCGCCCTCACTCGCGCGTAGAACCACGTGTCAGCCCGCGCGGGCTCGCGGTCGGTAATGACGACCGACGACCCGATGTAGCTGTCGACCCCGCCCACAACCGACTTGAGCGCGACATCGAGTGCCGTGCTGTCGCCGTTGAAGTTGACCTGCGCCGCGTAGTAGTTCCCGCCGCCCGACCAGCGGAACACGAACCAAGCCAGCACGTTCGCGTTCGTCGGAAGCCTGTCGAGCTTGAACCGCCAGAGCATGTCGAGGTCGCGGATGCTGACGCTGGTGGCGACCGCGGACAGGCCGTCGTTCGCGTTGATCGAGACCGTGGCGATCCCGTTGTTCCCTGAGGTCACGTCGAACGGCGCACCGCCGTCCGACCACACGCCGCCCGCGTTGCCGAAGTCGGGCGTGCCCCATTGGTCGGAGAGCGTCCGGGTGAAGTCGTCGTTGAGCACGATCGGCGAGAACCCGCCGACCCCGACGTAGCCGTCAGAGCGGACGACCTTCTGGCGGATGAAGTCGCTGATGTTCGACAGGTCGTGCTCGTCGAGCCACGTATGGGCGAGCTTGTCGGTCAGGCCGACGTCTCCACCAGCAGCGTCGTAGCCGAAGTCACCGGCGGTGAAGCTGTGGACCCCATCGACGGTCGGCACGAGGCCGTGAACGGCTCCGGCACCGAACGGGAAGTCGGCCAGCGTGAACCCGTACATGAAGTCGTCGACGTACAGGTCGGCGGTGGCCGTCGCGGTGAAGCCGAGCCGCACGTCGGTGAAGTCGGCCCCTGCCTGTGTGGTCTGGATCGTGGCGACGGTGCCGCCGTCGAGGCTGACCTTGAGGATGGTGTCAGCGCCGTACGAGTCCGCCGACAGGTCGAGCCGATACCACGTGTTCAGGCTGATCGGGCTGTCGAACGCCGTGTCCGAGCCAGCTCCGACGTCACCGTATAGCTGGCCTGAGTTGTTGCAGCGGATGTTGATCGAGCCGCTCGAGTTGACCAGCGACAGGAACGAGCTGGTGGCGATCGGGAACGACGCGAACCGGAAGTAGAACCGGCTGACGATGCCCCGGTGGCTGACGGCGCTGATGTCGCGCCCGAAGTACTGCGTCGTGGCGGTCGGGTTGAACCTAGCGGCGCGTAGGCCCGTGCGCACGACCGACGTCTGGATCCCGGGCGTGTTGACGTAGCTGTTCCAGTGGGGCTCGGCGGGCGAGTTGGTCGCCCCGACTGCAGTGACGTTGTCCTCGAAGCCGCACACGAACGCGACATCCTTGGTCGCGCCGGCTTGGTAGTGGGCGAGCTGCTGAGCGTTCGACAGGGCGGTCGGGTAGTACGCCAGCTTGCCGACGTCCTGCAGGTCGTGTGACCCGAGGCTGTTGTTGTACGCGCCGACTTGGAACGGGATGGCCGGCCACGTGATCGGCCCCGTGACCGCGGTCGGCCCTACCGCCAGCGTTCCGTCGATGTAGATCCGGCTGTTGGAGCCGTCCCATGTTCCGACGACGTGGTGCTTCCGGCCATCGGTCCACAACGTCGGCCGGGTGACGTGGATCTCGGTCGCGTTGATGTAGAAGTAGATCGTTCCGGAGAAGTTGCTCGACAGGTACAGCAGCGCGCCCTGTGTCCCGTTCGACTGCCCGAGCAGGGCCCCGTCAGACGGGGGCGCGGTCCCGTAGAACCAGCCCTCGAGCGTGATGGCCGTCGTCGGCGTCGAGATCTGCGAGCCCGTCGCATAGACGCCGTTGAGGTTCATTGCCCCGTCCGGGTCGCCCTTGATGAACCCCGGGCGCTGACGGACAGGCGTACCCGTGAACGTCAGGTGGTTGCTGCCGATGCGATCGAGCGCGTTGCCCGATGTGTCGGCAAAGTCCCACGCGCTGATCGCGCCGTCAGCGGTGACTAGGTCGTCGTAGGACGCCATGGCTTAGAAGAAGGTCGTGACCATGACGACCCCGTGGCCGCCAGCACCTCCGAAGCCGCCAGCGACGCCCGCGCCGCCGCCTCCACCGCCGCCGGGGAACCCGCCGTTGCCACCGGTCACCTTCGTCGTTCCGCCACCATTACCCCCGGAGCCACCGAAGGGCAGTCGGGTCGAGTCGTTGCCGTTCGTACCCTGCCCAGCCGGTGACCCGATGCCACCGCCGTAACCGCCGATCGAGGCATTCGTGTTCGTGCGGCCACCTGCGCCGCCACCGGCACCACGAAGGCTGTAGCCGTTGTTGACCGCGGTGATCGCGGTGTCGGTGTCAGCCCCGGACTCACCACCGCCGCCGCCCCAGTCGGCAGGTGACCCGCCCACAGGGGCGGTCGTGCCTGAGCCGCCTCGGCCGCCGATCCCACCGTTTGCAGCGATGGCGTTCGCGGCCGACAACGCCTCCATCGTCGTTCGTGTCGTGTTGACGCCGATGGCCGTGGTGCCGCGCCCACTGCCGCCCCCACCGTTGCCGCCGTCAGCACTGGCCGCCGCCGTCGCAGCGATACCCGCGACCCTGCTTTGGGACGTCAGCGGTCCGGCCGCGCTTCCCTTGTCGAACTCGGAGATGACGCCTACGTTCCCGGCTTGGTTGAGCGCGGTCCCAATAGCACCACCCTTGCCCGGATGCACGATGAGCGTGGGCTGGAGGTCCTCGGCCTCGTACCACGCCTCGTCGTACCCACCGCCTCCACCGCCGCCGCCACCTGCGGCGGTCGTCGTGGTGTTGCCGCCCGAGCCACTGCCACCGCCGTCGACGAGCTGGACGAACACCTTGCGCGCCCCGTACGGCTTGGCCCACGTGTCGTCGAGGTCCGCCGTCGACCCGATGTAGGTCATGGTCTCTGGGCCGCGAGGCATCGGGAAAGCGTCCTTGGGGACGAACGCGATGGTGGTCGACACATCGACCGTGCTGCTCGACCAGACGACGGTCGTCCCGGTGACTTCACCGGCCGTGGCCTTGACGCCGGACATGATGAGGATGCCGCCACCCGTGCCGTCCGTGGTGGAGTCGTCGAACACCTCGGTCAGCGACGTCAGGCTGGAGTTGCTCGGTGCCGAAGCTGCAGCTCCTGCCTGATCGAGTGCATGCGCAAAGATGTTGAGGATCAGACTGTTGTCGCCGCGCGTGGTGCCGGTATCGGCAGTGCCGGTCGTGGACGCCGTGAACTTCCAGCTCTGGCCGAGCATGCGGAACGGATCGCCAACGGTCGGGCAGCCACGGATGGCGAGCATGACGCCGTAGGTGTGGTCGCCCGAGTCGGCGATCGTCGGTGCGGACTCCGAGCCGTTGTCCCGCTTCCAGAAGATGCCCAGACGGGTGGATCCCGCCGATGCCGCAGCGCCGATCCCGTTCTGCGGTCCGAGCTGGGTATAGCCGGTGGGCGTCGCGATCGTCTGGTTCGACGACTGCAGGATCAGCAGCAGGATGTCGTTGAGCGCGTGAGTACCGGGCAGCGTCGCCGTCGGCGCAGCGGTGCTGGTGAACTCCGCACCGGTCGAGATGACGACGGGGAGCGTGCCAGCAGACTGCCGGATCTGAGTGACGGTCGCTTTGACCGACCCAGACCCGGCAGCACCCTGATGTAGCTCGAGTTCATCCGTGCCAGCGATGCTGCTGGCGGCGGACATCCCCGAGATAGGGACATTCGCCACGGGTTACCTCAGAAGGTGAAGATCCCCGACGCGTTCCACGTGACGGTGATGTCTCCGCCGTTCGGGGTGACCGGCAGACCGGTCCCCGTGTCGAAGTACGCGATCAGGTCGGACGTCGACGCGGTGCCTGTGTCCTTCAGGATGTTCACCGACTCGACGCTGTTGCCCGACACCGCAGTGAAGGTCACGTTGTCGGCATCGAACACACCTGCCGCGACCGTGCCGACAGTCTTCGACGTGAACGCCGACGACATCGATCCGACGAGGCCCGCCGAGATGTCGTTGTAGAAGTCGTCGGTCGTGATGTTCGGCGTGTCGGTGCCGTGATCGATCAGTACCGCCTTGATCGTGTCGGCATCGAGGTCCACACGCGTTGCATGCGACCCCAGAACGCCGTTGCGATAGGCGACATACAGCGCGTTCGCCATCAGGTCCTCTCCTTGCCGTGCTTGCTTCGGACGATCTTGATACCGGGAGTCATGCCCTTGCCGGGCGTCATCCCGATGCCGATCTTCGGCGGCTTCTTGACCTCCTGCCCGATCGAGAAGCCGTCCTTCTGGAGGATGGGCTTGATGCGATCAAAGACGCCGGTCGACACGATAGCAGCACCCGTCTCGTCCAAGTTCAGGTGATGCGTCTTGAAGAGGTGGACTGAGCCGCATCCGCCAAGCTCGGGCAGCGTGCATTGGTACGGCTCCTGATAGGGGATGTTGGGCTCCACGACCGTGTAGCGCACGTTTCGCTCGGTCGGGTGCTGGACTCGGACGCCGGGCATCACTCCTCCTCACGGTGATCGACGACTTCGGTGATGCGACCGTTCGCATCCCGGATGACCTCGCGTCGAACGATAGGACGCTGGACGTGCTCGAGGCCAGCGCGCAGCTCGTCGAGAGCGCGCACGAAGTCGGTCGTGTCGACCGCCACGTTCACCTCGGGCGGGCTGACGTTGACGATCGGTGCCTCGACCTTGATCTCGGACGGGGCAACGTCGACCTTCACGTCAGGCGGCAGGACGTCGACCTTCACGTCCGGGATCTTGATCTCGGGCATGTTGATGGTCGGTCCGCCCACGTGGACCTCAGGCGTCTGGGGGGTCGGCAGCGCCTTGATGGCCTCGACGAGGTCTGGCTGGGCTTCGAACGCCTTCTCGATCAGGAGCTTGGTGGTCGCCGGCGGGCCAGCGGTCTCACCGGGCTTGGGTACCTTGCGCATCGCCAGCTCGCGGGCGGTCGGGATGTCCTCGAGCAGAACGAGCCCCTGAGGCGTGTTCGCCATCAGCTTGTTGTACGGGTTCTCCTCGGAGTTGGGGTCGCCCATCGGCGACTTGCCCTGACGCCGGCGAGCTTCGTTGACGGTCTCCGACGGCATGCCCGCGAGGGTCAGCTTCTGGGTCTCGGCCAGCGCCTTCGACTGGCGGTCGGTCACGGCGGTGAAGCGGAACGCGATGTTGTTCGAGGGGCCACCCCACGCCGGGTCCCAGCAGAACTGGCTGGTCATGACGTTCTGTACGCGCGCGAGGGGGAACAGGGTCCGATCGTCGGTCATGGCCTGCTGGACCTCGCCCGTCGACTTGTTGATGTCGAAGCTGAAGCCGAGGTCCTGCGGAGAGAGATGCAGGACTGCACAGATCTTGCGGACGAGGTACTCCTGCCACTCGATGAACTGCATGTCCCGGTTGTTGTTCTTGAACGGGATGAACTTGGCGCTCTTGGTGCCGCCCCAGAACGCCATCATCGACTTGCCGGCGATCAGCGTGTTCCAGAGCGCCTTGAAGCTCTCGACCTGATCCGGCCGGGCGTTCTCACCGAGGTCCATGATCCCGTCAGGTGCCGCCTGCGTGACCTGCTTGTCGTTGTACATCGAGCCGTTCAGCTCGGCGGTCACGGCGTGCTTGAGGGTCTCGAGCGGCGGGATGCCCAGAGGACTGTTCGTCCGGTGGTGCATCTTGATGTAGCCCATGTCCGTGTTGCGGAAGGGCACGTTCACGTCGACCGCCGGCTGGTAGTAGTAGCGCGGCATGCCGGGATCGCCGTTCCAGAGCTTGTCGATCTTGATGTGGTCGCCGTCGACGGGCCACAGCCAGATGACCTCGCCACGGACGAGGCGCTCCTTCTCGAACGGAGCTGCGTCGAGCGTGAACAGGTCCTCGCCGAGCTGCTGGAAGAAGGTGTCCAGCCCGTCCTCGCCCGGGTTGGGCTGCATCAGGATCTCCTTCATCCTGTTCATCAGCCCGACGTCAGGCGGACGGCCTGTCCGGTCGAACGGCACGAGGTCCCACTCGGCCTTGGTAAGCTGGCCGATCTTCACGTCGAGGGCGGCGCGCACCAGCTCGCCGTGGACGGCCCAGCTTCGGTAGAGCTGCGATCCGGAGGGCCCCTGACGACGGAGGGCGGTGAGGCCTGACGCGGTCGCGGACATGGCAGCCGTCGACGCTGCTCCTGTGCGAGCGCGCTGGACGGGTACGGCACGACTGAGCTGCTGGCCGATCAGCCCCACTGGCGGAGGTGCTCCTTGACCATGTCGTCGATGTGCTCGTGGACGATCTTGTCCCCGAAGTAGGTCGCCATACGGTCCATCACCGGCTGGAACGGATGACGCTCCGGTGCCCCGTCGGTCACCTTCATGATCGGCTCGACGTAGACGTCGTCGACCGTGCGGACGCCGTCAGCGAACTCGATCTCCGCCATGGCGCGCACTATACACGGCTACCTAGACGGCACAGCCCCGAAGAAGAAGCTCCCGCCCATCAGCTCCATGCTGAAACCGAGCGCGTCGACGCCGTCGTCGTGGCCCCGGACTCCGTCGAAAGCGAGCAGCTCGCGCTCGAACCATGAGTCCTTCAGGGACCGGTGCATGTAGACCTTGCCGTACTTGAACTTCTCGGCGACGGCCTTCGCCCGGGTCCTCTTGTCGGTGTCGGTCTTGCGCCCGACGATCGGGATGTGGGGCTTCTCGTTCATGACCGTCGTGATGACGGTGCTCTGGAACGCTTGGTTCTCGCAGATGACGAGGCCGATGCCCGGGATCTGCTGGTAGCCCTGATCGATGAAGTCGTCGTGCCCCGCCGGGATCCTGTCGCGGTACGCCTGCATGACGTAGAAGTCGCCGGTGTTCCACTGCTCAGCGGTGGTCACCCTCGCTGTCCAGTCGGCGCGCGTCTTGACCGACGACGCGAGGTCCACGCCCATCCGCTTGGTGTAGGTCGCGTCGGTCGGCAGCTCCTCCTCCGGGTCGCCGTCAGGTGTGCCGTACCAGCGGAACCAGACCTTCTGGAAGGTGTCGCCCGAGACGAGGCCCTCGATGTTGTTCTGGTAGGTGCAGTCGAACTGGGCGGCGTTCATGCCTCGGCGCTCGAGCAGGGTCTCCAGCGGCCAGACCGACTCCCAGTAGCTGCGCCAGCGCTCTCGGGGCGTCTCGTCGAAGTCGACGGGCTCATTGGTCTCGACGTCGACGACCGCGCTCTTGACGATCGTCTTGAAGCCCATCCCGCCTTCGTCCTTGGGCTTCATCATCGTGGCGTACAGGTCGTCCTCAGCCCAGCGGGTGCCGAAGGCGATGCACACCCCGTTGGACACGAGCCGCGGGAAGAGCGACTTGATGAACCACGTCTGGACCTTCTCGCGCTGCTCAGGGGTGAGCGTGTTCTCCTCGCCCAAGATGTCGTCGCACAGCAGGACGTCGAAGCGTTTCGAGGCTACCTGACCGCCCGTACCGCCGGCGAACAGCGTGAAGTCCTTCGACTCGACCCAGCGCGACCCTCGAGCGTGCCATCCCTTGATCGTCCACTTTCCGCGCCCGACAGGCATCAGGTCGCCGAATACCGCCCGATATTCGTCGTTGCCCTCGATCATGCCCATGATCGCGCCCGAGAACGCCTCGCTGAACTCGGCCGTTTGGCTGAATAGGCCCACCCGGACGTTGCGGAACATGCCGATGAGCCAACTCAGCAGGATGGTGTCGCCCCACGTCGTCTTGGCAGCGCCAGCGGGCTCGAGGATGAGCGTGTGGGTTCGGGTGTAGATGGCGTCGAGCGCCAGCTTGATCAGCTCGGCGTGATGCGGCTGCGGGACGTATCCCTGCGTCAGCTCGCCGAGAGCGAGGACGCCCTCAGGGCCATTCGTCTTCGACAGTGCCCGGAGCATCTGGGAGCGGAGAGCTTCCCGCTGATCGTCGGGAAGGTCCGCCAGCTCCTCGAGTGTGTTCGACGATCTGGGCCGCGAGGGCACGATGATCTTCCCGGCTTGGGTCAAAGTCTCCGAAGTTGACCTGCGTGAGGTTCGTGGTGGAGTCCCCTGCTGGGGCAGTGCCATCGAAGAGCCCCTTGATGCGGTCCATGAGCTGGACGACCTGTTCCGGGCGGTACGTTACAGCAGGGACCAGCTCGTACTCCTGCGTCGCGGGGTTCTTCTCCCACTTGGTGCGCTTCATGTCGGAGCGCATCTTGGAGATCGCCTCGTCGATCGCCTCCAGAGCGTTGTCCTCGACAGCCATGCGTCGAAGCCGACGCTTGGCTTCCCGATCGGCCATACCGTCGACGAGCTTCTGGTCGACCCTCTGGATCCGCTTCTCGCGCAGGTCGTGCCAGCCCTCGGACTTGGCACGGCGGGTGATCGTCGAGATGGCCGTCGGCACGACGCCGAACTCCTCGGCCACGGCAGTGATGGTCATCTCGGGCTCAGCCGAGACGAAGCGGGCGCGCATCGCGGTGTAGTCGTACTTGAGCGTCGTCATGTCCCACCTATGGCGAGAGGGCGGATCGCTCCGCCCTCCACGCCGCCCCTGAGCACCCCACGAGAGAGTCTCGTCGCGGATGCTACCTCACCATGTCCAGCTATTCCTCCGGCGGCAGCTCCCGGAGGGTCTTGACGTCGTACTTGTGGCCCTCCCGGTCGGTGATGTAATCCCGGCCCTCGATCATGGCCTTGGCGGCCTTCTGGGCAAGCTCCTGTGGCCCACCGATCTCCTCGAGCTTCTGAGGCGTCATGGTCTCGCCGAGGTCGATCACGGCGTCTGGCGTCGCCTCGAGATCCTCGAGGTCGACCCAGCCGGCACCCGTGCGACCGCTGCCGGCGACCTTCGACAGGTCGGCGACGTAGCGCACGTCGGCGGTCATCTGGTTGCGCGGGCACGAACTGATGCGGCCGTTGGTGTTGGCATAGATGAGGTACAGCTCGCCCTCGTGGACGTACGTCCCGAACCACATCACAGGCTCGTGGGCGTTCGTGAGGTGGGCCGGGTGCGGCCTGTCGAACAGGGCGGTCACTTCTTGGGTCGCCTGAACGTATCGTGGCCCTCGATGATCGCCACGACCTCGGTCCTCGCGAAGTGGGCGGTCCTGATGGTCTGCTTATTGCGGTCGAGCACCTCGACCCTGAGGAACGTGCTCCTGTCCTGAGCCCCCTCGACCACCACTGAGCCACCGACGCCGTCGACAAGGATCTTCTCCTTGCCTGTGCCGGCACCGGTCCGATAGGTCACCTCGACATAGTCTCCGCGTGCCATTCACGTCTCCTCTAGTTGACGAGCCGTTTCTCGTCATCTGGCTCTTCCCCCAGCTTGGGGGCGATCCTGTAGCTCCCGACTGTGACCGGGATGCCGTCGTGCGAACGCTGTGCGTGGGCCTCCATGACCACCGCCCCGATGATGTCCAGCTCGGCCTCGTCGTCCGACTCGACGCCGAAGGCGAAGTGGCAGCCCTCGATCGGGCAGTGAGCGCCGGCAGACCAGAAGCTCATGCGGTCACGGTCGAATGGGGGTGCCTGTCGCCGGCCAGATGGGTGTGCCAGTGCGGATGCCGGCCCTCGCGCCCGTGCTCGTGGAAGTGGACGTGCGGCTTGGGGTCCGGCTGCTTGGGGTTGTCGGCCATGTCGTCAGCCAGCGTCCGGTCCATGTTGCGATACGTCTCCAGCCCGGGCCGCGTCACCAGTTGAGCCATTGTCTCCCTCGTACTTGGTCAGGAATGCCGGTGTGCCGTCTCCGACCCACGAACCGACGATGTTGTACTCGAAGTGGTCGATCGCGGCCAACTCGGCGTTGATCAGGTCCTCTTCGTCGTGATCCTCCATCGTCTGCTTGACCAGACCCGCGATCAGCGCGTCCTTGTCGTAGACGATGAAGTGCCGGTGGCCCTGCTGGCCCAGACCGACGATGAACTGGTCGTAGAAGTCGCGCGGCTCGAGCAGGGCGATGTCCTCGCCCTCGAAGTCCCGAAGGGCGGTCTCCAACTCCTCCCTCATTCGAGCTTCAGGGATGAGCTGTCGGCGATACCGGGCTTCGGGCCGGGCGACGCCGGGACGTTGCGGGCAGTCGGTGACGCCTTGGCCCCGGGGGTGTTCTTGTTCGACTTGTCGCCCTTACTGCCCGTTGGGGCCGTTGGGGCCACTTGGGACGGCTTGGCCGTATTGGGCACTTTCGCGTCCTCAGCGCCAGCTCGCTCCATACCGATCTCGTCGGCCTTCACCTGCACCACATCGGCCGGCGGGGCCGACAGGGCGGGTTCCTCGACCAGCACGGGCTCGGATGTCGGGATCTGGCCCTCCTCTAGGTCGTGGAGCTTGTTGTAGGTCGCCTCGAAGACCTGCTGGCGGACAGGCCACACGTGCGTCGGGGGGTTGTCGCTCACGATGTAGTCGCCTGCCTGAAAGCGCATATCGCCCTCTGGCGTCTTGATCGTGCCGGCGATCGACGCCTGCCCGGCGATGACCGTGGTGCCCTTGGCGAACACCGCGAGGCCCATCCGGTCCGACATCGGGTGTCGGTCGATATGGCGGCCCTCGATGACGTTGTCGCGGTTCACTTGTCGATCCGCTCGGCGCTCACCGAGGCGTTGACCAAGTTGTGGGCGTAGATGGCCCGTTCGATGATCTCCTCGAGGTCCTTGACGTACATCTCGCCCTGCCGAAGGTGGACGCGGACGAGGTAGCTCGCCGTCACCTTGCCGATCGGCTCCTGAGGCGTCTCGTTGGGGTCGGTGGGGGTCTCGTTGGGGTCCGTTTCCATCAGGTGGTCTCCTTCATGGGCTTCCCGTCGGGGCCATACAGGATGCCGCCCCAGCGCGTGGGCAGCAACACCGGCGGAGGCGTCACTGGGGTCACGATCCGCATCTTCAGCGGTCCTCTGCCGTCGAGCGAGTGCTGAGCGACCAGCTCCATCATCTCGAGCCGGAAACAGGCGTCACGCCAGTCCTCCGGCCGGAACGTCCATACGCCCTCCTTGGTCACTTCTTCTTGCCGGGCTTGGGGGCAGGCTTACTGGAGCCGAAGGTCGATACGCCGAGGTTCGGCTTTAGGAGCACCTTCTGGCCCTTGCCGAGCGGCAGCGTGTTGTCCATGGGCGGCCGGCTGGCCGTGATCGACGCCATGCTGATGGCCTGCTTGATGCGCTTCGGGAGCTGGGCCAGCAGCACACCTGCAGCATCGTGGTTGCCGACCCGGACCTCGTCAGCGGCATCGTCCATCAGCTCGGAGCCGACGAAGTCTTCGAGGGCCTCCTGCGACACGAACGTCCGGACGCCCTCCTTCTCGGCACGCAGCCGGCCACGCTGGATCAGCTTTCGGAGGTTCTCCTGCGTCTTGCCGGTCCGCTCGGAGACCTCCTCGAGTGTGTAGCTCATGTGCCGCCGAAGCCCTCGTCTGCGTAGATGTACTCCTTCATCATGTCAGTCGGCTGCTCGGCAAGGGGCATCTTCAGGATCCGCTCGTGAAGGTACGTCGAGAAGGCGGAGCGTCGCTGCTGAGTGACGGGGTCGTCCTCGCCAAGCTCGATCCGCTCGACATGACCGTCCTCGAAGACCCATTCCCGGATATGCAGGTCAGACGCCTTGCCGTCCTCGACGGTCCACGTCAGGGCGAGCCCAAGCGGCCAGAGCATCTTCTCGTTGATCATCATCAGCACGCCGGCATCCTGCAGCTCGGTCAGGTCGACCGGGACGAACTTCGGGTCGCTCATGGCAGCACCTCGGTAGGCGTAGGATCGGGCGTGGAGGTGGGTTCTGGTGTCGGATCAGGCGTTGGCTCAGGAGTCGGTTCCGGTGTGGGTACGGGCGTGGGCTCCGGCGTGGGATCCGGCGTCGGCGCAGGTGTGGGACTGGGCGTCGCTTCAGGGGTGGGTTCTGGTGTGGGTTCGGGCGTCGGATCAGGAGTCGGCGCTATGGTCGGGACCGGCGTCGGGGCTATCGTCGGGACCACGGTCGGAGCTGGCGTCGGACGCACCGTCGGAACAGGCGTCGGCCGAACCGTAGGTCGGGGAGTCGTGCCGGGCGTCGAGGGCGTGTCATTCGCTACTGGTCGCGGAACCGGGGTCTCCTGACGGTCCGGGCTGGTCGGCACGGCGGTCGGTGACGCGGTCGGCGCTTCGGTCAGGCTGGGGCTCGGACTGGCACTAGCGACCAGAGCCGGCGCTGGGGTCACTTCGGGCGGTTCGGCCTCTACGGGCACCATGACGATCTTGGTGCCGGCGATGGGCACCTCCACCTCGTGCGTGGCGGCGTAGACGATCAGGGCGACGCCGAACGTCACCAGCAGGAAGGTGCCGACGATCCTAGCCGTGTACCACGGGTCGTCGAGCCACGAGATGTCGTCCCGGAAGCCGCTGGGCAGCTTCACTCGGGGTGTTCGTCCAGCCACTTGTCCAGCTCCTCGATCTCCTGATCGGCCTTCGGGTCACGTGGCATGAGCACGAAGACCCCCAGCAGGCCGAGCGCTCCGATGACCAGTGCGGCGAGCGTGTCTGGGTTCATGGCTTCCTCTTGTCGTGCTCGGAGGGGTCGTCGTCGCGGCTACACACCGGACACCTTGGCGAGGGCGGCGCGGATGCGTTGGACGGTAGGGCGAATAGCATCACGCCACGTCTCGACGCTGACCTTGATGAGGTGGTCGGGGCCGGGGTTGTCGGCTTGCCCGTCGAGTGAGTCGAGGATGTCCGACGCGGCACGTAGCAGCCCCTCGTCGCGTGGTCCCGCAGCGGCCCACTGGTCGATGATGGCGAGCGCGGCAGCGATGAATGGCTTGTGACCGTCGACCCAAGCGAAGTCAGGCCCCGGCGGCAGGCTGATGCCTCGGAACATATCGCGCAGACGGTCTATGTCGCGTGGTCCCGCAGCGACGGCAGCGGCATAACCCTCGTACCACTCGCGAGGATGCGGATCGTGGGTAATCGGCAACCCGGCCTCATCTACGTCGCGTGGTCCCGCAGCGGCCTCTGCCCGTGCCGCCATGACGGCCTCGGGATTGGGGCCGAATATGCGGTCATGCAGGCTGGCGCGTGGTCCCGCAGCGGCCTCGGGGTGGTCCTTCGTCCAGTGGTCACCACCGCACTCCTTGCAGTCCTCCCACTGAGGGCTTAGCGGGTCGCGTGGTCCCGCAGCGGCCTCGGCTTCGAGATGCGTGCCGGTGTTCGTCATCGCTAGAAGCACATCAGCGAGAGACACCTCTACGCCGAGGTCCCAGAGCGCATCCCTGAACTTCGCGGGCAGGTCGGCCTCGGTGCGCGGCTCGGTCATCAGATGATCCCCTTGTCCCGGAGCCGAGCAGTGATGCGTTCTGCCAGCTCGCCGGGCTCGAGGTTCTGGCGTGAGGTCTGGATCAGCACGGTCAGGATCTCTGACTGGATCTGGTCGACGTCGAGCAGGGCATCTGCCAGCTCGGAGGGACGCGGCATGCCATCCCACAGGTCGCCAGCGTGGAAGCGGTCGTCCGAGTCCTCTGGTTGGTCGAGCAGGCGGTTGATCGCCCTCTGCAGGTGAACCAGTCGCTCGTTCATGACTTCACCCAGCCCTTCTCGACGAGACGCAGGGCCAGCTCGTTGGGGTTGGCACCCTTCAGCTCACGGATGTCGTTCTCGAGCATGTCGGCAAACAGCTCGGGCCCGACGTCAGGGAGGGGATCGGCCTTCTTGGGGTTCAGGGCCCTCCACGCATCGCGGAACTTGTCCGAGTTGTCGGCACCGTCATCGCGGAACGAGACGAGCATGATCGAGTCCATCGGGATCAGGGTCCGTGAGCCGTCCGCGTGATCGAGCCTGTACCACATGTCGCCCGTGTTGCCGTGCGTCACGACGTCGGTCGCACGCGTCTCCGCGCCGTGGCGGTGGTTGATCAGGACGTCCATTCGTTCACCTCTCGCTCAGGAGCTTCGAACCCGAAGGTCCACAGGACCAGCAGGGAGGGCCAAACCCTACTCCGACCCTCCCCGCAGATCCCCACGGCCGGACACCGTGGTCAGATCGAGCTTGGCGAACACCGCTGAAAGGGAGGTTTCGCCGTGCAGGCCGCTCGACCCTCGTCGGCGACACCAAGCCGCCGGCATGTAGTGAGGGCCCGAGGACCAGCATCGCTACCGGCCCTCGAACCCGGACCCCTAGCAGCGGCCCACCCAGAGCCCGATCCCACTGTAGAGCCGGCTAAATCCATCACCCGCCCGAAGACGGGGCTTGAGTCGACGTCCAGTTGCGCGGGATTGGAGTGGCATGGCCGCAGAGGTCACAGATGGTGGTGCCCTCGAGGTGATGCAGTCCGGGGGGAACGTGGCACCTCGAGGGCGTGGGCGTCTCTCGACGTCCGAGGGGCCTGTTTCCTCCCGCTCGGGCCGTTGCCAGCCTCCGCGTCCAAGACCCCGGTGCGTAGCGAGCGTCACCCCGATCCGCACGACGGCATTGTCTCACCTCGACGCGGGTGTGACAAGGTGTCACGTCCATGCAGACATGCACGCGACTGGATTTGCGACGCTCGACGGTGGCTGCGCCGCGTAGGGCGGTCGCGACCGGGGGGGGCTCATGCGAGTCCACCGCGCCCAGCGACCGGGCTCTGCGTCGATCTGGTGGGCTCTGGGACATGGTGTCCCGGCGAGGGGCTGCGCGTGACATGGTGTCCTGCCGCCGAGACCCTGTGTGGGCGGGTCGACCCTGAGCCGAGCGTGCCGTCGGCGGCGGCGTCTCTGGTGGGGTGGCCGCGCACCGGCTGCGCACATGGGTGGTTGCGCTCCCCACCGCTGTGGTACGATGGACGCCCACATGGGAGCCTGAGCACGGAGGTCCACGATGCATCACACGGCACGCGGCGG